CGTACTTGGCGCTTCCGCCACATTCACACCGCGCACAGGGAGATTTTGCTCTGCGAGGCGATCAACTACGCCTGAGCCTAAACCGATTACATCGATTAATATTTCGCTTGGGCGCTCTAGCGCACCCGCATCATCGTATTTATTTTTCACCGCACCGCAAAGTTGCATTTAGTCCATTGAGGGAAATGAAATGACCTCAAGGACTGTATTTCCTTGGCGCACACACAGCGCACTGTTATCGCCGCCGAAGCGAGCAACATCTAGCCCCCACAGAATGGGCGCGGAGGGGGTGAGGGAAACATCACGCCCCATAGCGGCGCGGATGAGTTCCATTGGTATGACAGTATCGTCATCTGCAGACGGGAACTCACCCATGACTTCTACTCTTGCGACTGTAGAATCCTCGCCATATTGTTCGATCATGCGCGAAAATAATTCTTTATCCGTACCCTCGACTGTGCGCGAGTCTATTTGCTCGGTTTTCCAGAATGCGCGTTTGGAGTGAAACGAATCGTAAAACGGCCCACTGTTTCGGCGTGGGTTGGAGAATGTAAACCAGTATCTATCTTTGGTTGGTTCGGAGAAGAAACCCTCGGAGACGGAGTAGATGGGGGCGGGAATACCTGATGCCTCATCCATAATTAGGCAAACACCATAAGAGGAGTGAATACCAGCAAATGCATCTGGGTTTTCTTCGCTCCATAATTGGGCTTGTGCATAATAATACCCAGTATCAACCTTTAGATCACGAATTAACGCTTCTTCAAACCATTGTGCTGGCTTTATCGTTGTTGCTGTTTTGGTAAACCAATGGGAGTTAATTGAAAGCGTAAGCCATTTACCTAATTCAGCCCATGTTCTTGATCTAAGCTGTTGTTCGGTATTGGCGGTAACAATTATGGTTGAGCCAAGCCTGGTGGATAACATCCAAACAATTATCCAAGCCACTAAAGCAGACTTACCAATACCACGACCACTGGCTACAGCCATTCTAAACATTTCAGGCATATCCCTAACTCCGTTTCTTTGGATATGTATTGAAATTTCTCTCAAAATTTTTTCTTGCCACTCCCTTGGGCCGTCAAAATGCTCGAGGGGGGTATCTTCCTGTCCCCATGGGAAAGCAAATTTAACAAAATTATATGGATCGTCTTTGATATTCATTGACCACATTTCTGTCATCAATTCTTGTTCTTGTTGAGGGCTATATTTCATAAACTAAAAAAAATTTTCTACAAACCTATTTATTTCTAAAGCCCCCGCCGAAGAATGAGCGGGGGGGGTCAAAATCAAGAAAGCTAGATTAAGTTGGGATACCCGCTCAGGTGCAGCCATACAGTAAGGGAGATAAGAGAGAATGCCGCACCATCCCATTTTTTTATTTATCTGGGAGCGTGTCCTTTGTTAGGACTTGCTCTTTACCTATCTGATTGTACTCAACTTTGCCTTCAATTACTCTTGTTTTGGCAACATTGATGATTTCTTTGAGGTTTAAATTGTGATTTACCTCGTTTCTATCGCTCCAATTGCTGGGATCCTGGTTTTTGAGATAGAAAATCTGCGCTGTGACGTTCCCCGATTCGGTTGCCGACTTGAAAAGGCTGTTCGTGACCTGCGCCAAGCCTTTTGCACGCCCCCTTTTAATAGTATCTTCAAAATCACCAGAACGCTTACGATTGCGATCTATTGTGTTCCATGAAACGCCCAAGGCACGGGCAATTTGAGTCGGCCCAAGACCTCGTGCAGCCAATTGCTCAACCTTATCTAAATCTAAAACAATAGGCTTTCTTCCTGCTTTTTTTGGTTTATTTTCACTCATATTATTCATTAATCATTAATTAATTCATTATAAGTCTTACCAAGTTCCTCGTGAATAGCATCCTTACCAGTAAAGTCTTGCCAGCGCTTTATAATTACATCTGCATATTTAGGATCTAATTCCATCCCATAACAAACACGACCAGTCTTTTCTGATGCGATTAAAGTTGATCCTGATCCAAGGAATAAATCTAAAACCACATCATTCGGACTTGATGAATTATTAATTGCTCTTTCAACCAACTCAATCGGCTTGGTTGTTGGATGCAAATCAGATACTTTCGGTCTGTCAATATCCCAAACATCAGACTGCTTTCTATCTTCCAAAACCTTTAATCTTGGTGCATCCGAGTTCCACCCATACCAGATTGGCTCGTATTGAGTGTGATAATCCTTTCTAGAAATAACCAATGTGTCCTTCTTCCATATTATCGTTGAAGACCAGTGAAAGTTGTTTTCCCTAAGATATTTATCAATGACAGGCCATTCTTGTGCAGACATAACTAAATAAACAATGGCACCTGGTTTTGATCCAATTAAAAACGATTTACAAAATCCATCCACAAAGACATTCCAGTCCTCTGCATTCATTGAGTCGTTTAATATTTTTCTATCTTTATATTTTCCGTTAGCAAGATTATCTCCATAGTTAACATTCCATGGTGGATCGCTGAAAATCATATCTGCTTTGTTAATCATCAATCTATCAATGTTATCAACCAATGTGCTGTCACCACATAAAAGCCTATGATTGCCAAGCAACCACATATCACCAACTTTTGATATTGGCTCAGCAGGTGTTTCTGGAATAGTATCAGCGTCAACCAATCCCTCAGTGGGATCAGCTAATATTTGATTTAACTCTTTTCCATCAAAACCAATTAAAGATAGATCAAAATCCATATCAATGAGGTCATTAAACTCAACCTTTAACATATCAAAGTCCCAACCAGCATTTAGGGCTAGTTTATTATCAGCAATAACATAGGCTTTCTTCTGTGCTTCAGTTAAGTATTCCAGGACTATAGCAGGAACTTCATCTAAATTAAGCCTTTGAGCAGCTTGTACACGACCATGCCCAGCAATAATTAAGCCGTCTTCATCTATGAGTATTGGGTTTGTAAAACCAAACTCTTTAATGGATGCAGATATCTGGGCAACCTGTTCATCACTGTGAGTCCTGCTATTCCTTGCATAAGGAATTAAATCTTTGGTTTTTTTGTAAATTATCTCTCGTTTCTCCATTTGCAAATTTTAAGTAATAAATATGTAGAGGACAATCATTTATAAACAAATGAAATAAATGTGTGCTTTTATGTGTAAAAGTGTTGACATTTGTGCAATATTATTTAATAATGATCATGCAATTAATAAAAACCTGTAGGAGGGAATTATGAAAACAACAAAAATACAATATTTGGTTAGGTATTTAGAGCCATCAGGGAAATGGGGTAAAAGTAATTGTTACTCACATAAAAGCATATGGTTTAAAAGCCTTTCAGAAGCAATAATTTTTATTAAAAAGCATCAATCTAATTTTCTAAAATTTGGCGATCATCCGATTCATTACCATGAGTTTGAAGCAAATTTGATTAGATATGATTATGTTCCCGAAGATAAATTGTGGCACAGACATAACTTTATTTATAAATATTCATTCAAAAATGATGAATGGTCAATAGATGTAAGTGGAATGAGAGTTATGCAAGAACACATAAAAGTTGATGAAGATAAATTATTTGCTAAGTGGGCAGCCTAATGAAAGACTACATAAACCACAAACCACAACCAATAATTCATTGGACTGATACAGCTCGGAATATAACTGAGCTGTTGATCGCCATCATTGGTATTCCATTTGTATTATTTGTTTTATTTGGAGGCTGATATGACTCAACACAAAGATAAAATAGAAAATAGGAAAGAAGAACTTAAATTTGAGCGAATGGATAAGATGTGGACTCAAATTTATTATCAATGGGATGACAATAATCCTGATTACAGAGATTATCACCAAACCAAATACGCTAGTGGCAGAGTTGTCACTAAAGACATTCATAAACGAGGTAAACCAACAACTACTTGGGAAAGAGTCAGGGAAAGATTATTTAAACTATGGGACAAATCTTAAAAGGACTAATTATTTTATTTAGCACAGGATTATTAGCGATACTAACCATGCTACTAGGAAATGCATACATTGATTACAAGGAGGGAAAAGATGATTAATAATGCAAGATTTTATTTTAACTATGAGGGAGATCACATTGAGTGGACTTACAAGGGCAGTATGGATGACGATAAGAGTCCTCTTTATCGTGCATACAAACATGCAACCTATAAGCCCAGATTAAATGATTTCAAAATCATAGATCCTAAAAACCACAATGTCACCAATATCAAAAAAGCATTGTTGGCTGATATAAACGAGCAACCAAAAGAAAAACCAAAAACAATATGGGGGAGATAACCATGC